TTAGCGAACGCTGTAATATCTCTATCCTTAATCATCTTAATAATTTCGTCTTTCTCCATAACATTTGTAGGAGTTTCAATAACAGCACGATCTTCACTTACACCATCAATCTTAATATAGCCGCCGCGAATCATATTCTGAACGCCAGGCTCATACATTAAATCTTCGTATTCAGTAGGTGTTAAAGTAATAACACGATTAGGTGCAAGACTGCGGCTTCTCATAGTGCCATCAGAAGTGCCAATAACAACAGTAGCAGTACTAATATTCTTTAAAGTAATTTTTGCCATAATAATTTCCTCCTTTAACTCTAAAAGAAAAATGGGGCGGGCGAGATTCTCACCCACCCCATTGAAGTGATTTTATTTATTTATATTAAATTATGGATGTGCTTGTTGATAAGTACTAGCAATCTGGGAGTCTAGACTATCATTGTAATCCTTCCAACCATCGGCGTCAATACCAGCATTGTAATAGATGCCCCAATAATTAGGAGTACCAATCATACCAACGCCAACCTTTAGATAACCCTGTAGAACGATCTGATTGTCGCCCTCGTGGTCATCCCACTCACGGAAATAAGGAGAACCTTCAAAGCCTAGCTTAATAATCTTCTCTTTGCCAGCAGGCATTACATATGCGAAAGAAGGATTCATGACTAGCTTTTCATTCTTCTCATCGGTATAAGACTGTGGCATTACAACTACTGGTACGCCACGGAACTTGCCGATATAGCCACGATCACGGACCTCAAGCATATCTTGGTCAGAAATCTTAACGCCATACTTTGTGCCTTCGCTATAAACAATAGCATTAGTCATTTCAGCGGCAAACTCTGGAGTGCAGTAAATAATTGGATCGCCATAAGCGGCAACTACATTGCAAAGCTTAACCATAGCGGCTGGGTCAAAGCTAGAAGCAATAACCTTATTCTTTGCTGGACGACCAGCCATATTCCAAGAGCTTAGTAGCATTTCCTGAACCATTTCAAAGATACGGTCAGTAATACCTTGCTGGATAATCTCATAAATGTCAGTCATATTCTCTAAACCATCAAGATAACGCTCAAAGTCTACGTATCCAGCGCCACCAATAGCCTGTGGATATACGTCAAACTTATCACGGTCTAGACGGAAGGTCTCATAGTTACCAGATTCGGTAGCACGAGTAACGAACTGACGACCACGCTGCTTGCCACGAGTTACACGGAACTCTAAGCGAGAACCCTGTGGTACACGGATAACTTCAGTAAACATATCTAGAGCACTCTGAATACTACGTGGTAGAACTTCCTCTAGATTTTGAGATAATAGCTCAAATAGATCAATCTTATTACGCTCAAACTTGTAGCGATTTAAACGGCCCTTATCATCGCAAAGTAGCTTAGTTAGCTCGTCGCGAAGAGCGGCCTCATAGTCATAATTTTCGGCAGCGAACTCAGCAGGAACCTTGCGGCCGAAAACACCATTCATTAGAACTTGTAGCTTATTCATAGTTCGCACCTCCTATTATAGACTGATAATCTGATACTTAACGCCGGCTTCGCCGTTAGGTACAGTATAGAACTTAACAATCTTAGCATAAATACCAGAAGCAGGAGCAGACTTTACAATCTGTGGAACAGCCTTCTCTACATTAGTAGAAGCAGCAACGCCAGGTACTACATATAGAGGAGTAGTCTTAATTGCTTCTAGAGCAGTAAATAAAGCAGCATCATTAGCAAAATCAGAGGTATCATACTGTAAGCAATTAGTAGTTACAGTGTCACCAATACCTAGTAAACCAACACGAGGATAGTCGCCAGCAATCTTGCGGCCAAAACGTGCTAGACCATAATGATAATCATCATATTCCTTTTCAGCAGTATAAACAATACCAATAGGCTTGTCAGTAGCAGCAGCTGGAGCAGCAATAACGCCAGCGGCCTTGTCGCCAACTACCCACATACCATTCTCACAAGGAGCCTCAATTGTAAAGTCCTCAGATAGTGGGGTTTGAGAAACTACCATACCAGTCTTTGGGAAAGCAACCTGATTTAGCTCTAGAGTTGCATATAGCTTCTCGCCAGGGCGATACTTGCTAGAATAGCTATTAGCACTTGTTAGTGGAAATCTCTTCATAGCCATAATAATTTCCCTCCTTAATTTTTACGATACTTTTCCATAAATAACGCGAATTGAGTTTGTTCTGGGTCTGGTAGTGGTACTTTCTTAACGTCATTACCAGCCATTTGCTTGTTGGCAAAAGCAATAGCCAACTTACTCTCTAATTCATCATAAGAAAAGTCATTAGCCTTCTCTTTAATCTCACTAATTTCCTCTTCTTTCATTACTTTTTCGTATTTTTCTACGAGTTCATTTTTACGCTGATTTTCAGCGGCTACAGCCTGGTCTGCATAAGATTGTAGAGAAGTTTGTAGTTCTTCGTTCTTAGTGCGAAGGTTTTCAAGCTCTGTATTTGCTGAGGTTTGGAACTGTTCAAGTTCTTCAATACGAGCTTGTGCGGCTGTATATTCAGTTTGTAATTGATTGTAGGAATTTTGTAGTTCATTGAATTGAGTCTGTAGGACTTCAAATTCAGAAGGTTCCTCTGATACGGATTCCTGAACTTCTGGTTCAGATTGCTCTTCAAAAGTAGTTTCTTCTGCTGAAGTTTCAGTAACTTCATTTTCAACAACTTCTTCTTCAGCAACTTGCTGAAACGTATCTTGTACTTCTTCCTGTACTTGAGGATTTTCAACCTGTTCTACAACTTCCTGGTTTTCAAACTCATTCATTGGTTGTTCTCCTCCTTCATTATTTTTTTCAGCCTCTTCAACTTGTGTTTTGAGGTTAAACAGAAGTGAAGAGAACTTCTCATATTGAGATTTATATATGTCATCATTCTTAGAAAAGAATGAGGATACCGAGAAACAAGGCTCGTGCTCACCAATTACGCAAAAGCCTAGCATTTTTGCTTTTGTATAGACAAAGTATTCCTGACCTTCAATCATAGTCCAATCACCATCAATAGAAGATGGGTCAAGTTCCATTGATTGATTTTGACCAAAAATCTTTTTGGCTTCTTCGTAATAATCTGTGAAAAGCACGACTGAAAAAACTGCGTATTCTCTGGTAACGCCATCTGTATCTTCAAATGGCTCCCAACCAAGAAAATCTTCAACATAGCCATAACCATTAGCTAAGGTTGGACCGCTGTGAGAAGCCCAGCTTTGAGTTGCTGGGTCAAAAAAGCCAACAACAGGTGTAGTGCCTTGAGTAGCAGATTCTATTAATTGATTAGCGACTGCTTCGGTTATATAAGAACCATTTCTATTACCATATTTGGTAAATACACGCACCTTTAAGCGGCCAATGTTTGGAGTGCTTTCAGATATTCCTTGAAAGGGAGAATCAACTATTACACTATCAAAATAAATAGGTATTTGCTTTTCCATAATTATTCTCCTTATCCTGCGGCCGCAATATTGGCCTGAGTTTTTTCGGATTTCTGTTCGTCAGGGAGCTCTGGACGACCTCCCTTATTATTTAAGTCATCGCTCTTTTTAACTACTCTAGTTTTTTGTCCCGAAGAATTATTTTTTTCTTCATTAGCAACTTCGCCGCCAGGAGTAGTATAAGAAGATTGTAATGGTATCATCTTTTCGGACATCTTTAAGAAGTCATTCTCAAAGTCCATTAAGCTGATTTGGTCGCGTTGTTTAATTCCCATTACAACACCCGCAAACATTTTAGAATAACCATATTGTGCAGCACGGAAATAATTTTGCTGTATATCTTGTCTATTAAATACAGTAGTTGGCAAAATTTCAAAATCAAATGATAAACCAGTTCGTGCGAACCGGTCATTTAAATGAAACTTAATCCAAGTTTCATATTGGTTTAAATAAGAAATCATCAAGGCTTCGTCCTTTTTAATTGTATAGGCTAAGGCTGAACTACCATCAGCGTTAAATAATAAAGAACTGCGGCCCAAGAAATCGTAAGCATTATCTCTATATTTCTTAATTCTATCATTAGATTGTGTTGCGGCGGAATTTTCTTGTAGACTTTCTAAATCGGTATCTCCAAAAGTAGTAAGAACATCAACTGTATCAATGTCTCCTAGCATTGAAGCAACAGAAGCGTGAATATCTGCAACTTCATCTAATTGGAAGATTAATTCATCATCTTTACCAATAGGCATTTTTTGGATTAATAATTTATACAATTCATTTTCGTCGCGTTTTTCCTCGCGTCCAACTGCATCTTCTAATTTCTTTAATTGCGGAATACTCGCAATTAATAGTGGTGCTTGGTCGTCAATAAAAGTAAAACAAACTCCGCCTTGTGCCGCTGGAATCATAACCCAAGGGTCAACCATTGTTTTCGCGGCGACATAGGCTCTCCAAGCCGCTTGTACCATTTCTGGGAAAGTTTCAATAACTTCTTGCCTTACTGCCTCGTCAGTCATTCTTTCAAAATAGTGTAAATTAAACTCTAAAATTGGAAGATTATTAAAATCCTTAAATCTAGTGCGACAATAGTCAAGAGGTAAATCTTGAATAACAACATCTTCACCATCAGTTCTTAAAATACCATTATATACACCGACTTTTAACCATTCTTTTGTAATGTGAGTAAAAGTATTTGGAACATCTAATTTTTCTACAAAAGAACACGCTCTATCAAAGTCTTTAAGTATTTGGGCTTTAGACCCCTTACCTTCCGTAATTACAGGAATTACTACTGTGTCATATAGTGGTAAAACCGCGAGAAAATCTATGTTATTTTTATAATCACCATTTGTGCGATAATAAAAATTAGATAGTTCCCGATAGGCTTCTAGTTCTCCAGAACGAATAATTTCATTAATTTCATCTAATGTAAAATCGTCTCTTGAAACACTTCTCCCACTACGATAGCCCCAGCGAAGGTATGCGTTCTCATTAAGTGGAGCAAAAGAATTTCTTCTTGCCACTTTTAATTTAAATTTAGAAAAATCATATTTCTTGTTTGTCTTATCCAAAGTAATCACCCCCTCTTTCTAGGGCTAAAAAATGTATACTGTGCAAAATTCTTTTTCTTCGCACGCTTCGTAGCTTTATCTTCATAATACTTTACTCGGTATAAGCCATATTCAAGTGCGGAAAAACGGTCTTTATGAACGGATTTAGAAATCTGTTCTATTTTGAATTGATTTTGAACGCCAGTAGGTTTTAATTTTAAGTTATTTAATTCATCAACTAAACGAGAAGTCATTTCGTATGGAAGTAGATAAACTCTTCTATCATATAACGACATTTTCTTACCTTTTTTAGTTTGTAATAATTTATCTTTTACAATACGTTCGTGCGCGAGTAAGGATAAAGTTCCATTATTTAATTGTGCAAAAAAGTTAGAATGAATTGCGTCATCATTAGCAGAGCCTGCTTTTATATCATAAATAATAGCTCTATATTCTGGTAAAGGTTCCTCTGATTCACTTTTCTTTTCTGGAGGTAAGTGGTGCTCATCATTAAAGACAAAATAAGCAGGAAACTGTTCTCCAGTTTTTGCGTCAAAAGATGGTAAAGACATTGCGTCTAATAAACCAATACCAGGACCATTACCGTCAATCACAATTTCTTTTGGATTATATAATTGAATTAATTTCTTTAAACGAGGAGCTTGGTCTGAAATATAATTGGCTCCGTGAATAACTTCTGTATAAATAACATTTTTCTTAAAACCATTTAAATTAGGAATTACTTTAATTACCATAATAGCCGTGTTGGCTTCATATCTGGCAACATCAACTCCTATCACATAAAAAGTATTTGGATTACTTGGATTTTCTTGTGCTTTTCGCTCACATTTTAATAATGTTCTTCTCTTATTAATTCTTTTGGAATCCAACCACGCTTCTTTACTATTACCAGTCCAAATTGATAAAGACTCGCGTGCGAATGAATCTTCGCTCATAGTATTAGAATAGCGTTGGTCCATTAAGGTTGCTTTATCTAAAAGCCCATAATGTAGGGGAACCTCATAAGAAAGACCCCAAACAAAATATTCGTTAGGCCGCAAAACAGCATTTGCCGCGCATTCTATTAATTTACCATACATAAATACAGTCTTTTCGCGCGCAGTAGTAATAAAAATTTGTGCAGAAGTTGGCTCTTCTGGATTTAATGTTCCATCAACTTCGCGCCGAGCAACGTTCATTTGAGGTAGTAGAACTTCGTTATAATCTTCTTCCTCAATTGTCGCACATTCTTCCAAAATACCTGCGGTAGCACGAAGTCCACGGCTTGTATCTTTGGAGACAACAGTAATCATACTGCCATTGCGAAATCGTAATTCATAGTAGTTACCGCTTTTCTTTTCACCTTGCTGGCCACCACTTTCACGAGTCTGTAATTCATTTTTAAGTAGAGGCCAATGACGCCAAATTTCGTTAAACTTGGCTTCTGCTATTTTAATAACAGTACCTTTAACGTCAGAGGAAATGAAGATATTGGAGCCTGGCAATAGGACCGCGCGCACAACAGAACTTAGGTAAGCAGTAAAAGATTTAGAAGTTGCACGAGTAGCAGTCCAATAATGGTAGCGATAACGCATTGACGCACGCAAAGCAATTCGTTGGTAGAAAAACAAATGAAAATTTTTTGCATCATCTTTTGGTTGTATAGCATCTAAAAATAAATCTGGGTATAGAAGCCAATAGTTTAAATAATTAGTAAAAAGTTCTTGATTTGCGTCTAAAAACTCTTTAGTAAGAACAACTCCTTTTTCAATTGGAACGCCATCACGCAATTCAACTTTTTGAGTAATAAAATCAGTCATACTAAATCTTGAATCAATTCAGATTCATCCTCATACTCAATATCTGCGGTTTCATCAAATTCAACCGTTTCATTTTCAATTGTTTCTAAGCGTTCTGTTAAATTATAGCGTTCTCGTCTATCTTCTACTTGTTCTGCGAAATTTCCCTCATTAACAACTAAACGTTTTAAATAATTTTGTATGTTTTGCATACAGAAATCAACATCATCTTGTGGTTCTGAATGCCATTTTGGATGCCAACCTTTTTTGCCGTAATAAACCATTAACTCACCTACGCTTTCAAAGTCTGCGGCATTTTTAGCATTGGTGGCTTCAAAGTGTGCAATTTTTATAATGTTGTCGCGGGCGTCCATATCTTTTTTAATATCGTCGCCGTTACGCAAGCCTTTTTTAATACGAAGTTCAATTTCGCAAAGGTCGCGGGCATAATGCTGTAAAATTGGAGTAGAAACATTTTGAGTAGCAAGTATTTGATTATAATAATCTTCAAGAAAAAGTAGTTCTTCTGTAGAATATGTAGCAGACCAAGTTCTTTTCAATTTGCGAACTTTGGCTTCTGATAATGCTTCAATTTCTTCATCAATTGTATTGTCGTTACGAGCCATACGCCATCTTTCATTTTCGTCGGCCCATTGTAGTGATTGATAGTGGTCGTCTAGTAAAGTATTGAAGTAAGCAGTTAGTGTATGGTCTTTATGAATTGCATAAAGTTGCGTCCATTTATTTAAGTCAAAAGGCACATCAAGCCAGCGGCAAAGTCTATCAACTTCGCCCATATTATCTTGTGGCACCATTAATTCAAGGCAAGAAGTACAAATTTGTGGACGGTGGCCGGGAAAGAATTTAGAAGGAGTATATTGAAACTCATGAATT